CGGGCGGCGGGACGGCGCACGGCCACACGATCTCGGGTGGAGGTGTCGACGCCCACTCCGCGCACGCCGGCGCCGCGGTCGACGCGCATTCCGCGCACTCCGGGACGGCCGTCGACGCCCACTCCGCGCACGCCGGAACGGCCGTCTCGTCGCACGCGGTCACACAGTCCTCCGACCACGCCGCCCAGACACACGCCGGCGGCGCGGTTGCTGATGGATCGACGGCACCGCTGTCGATCGGCCTGTACGCCTGGGTCAGGACGGCTTGATCGTCCCTTGACGACCGAGCCGCGAACGCGCTAGCGTCCGCGGCAACAAAACAGGGACCGGCAGTGCCCCCTCGTGGGCCCCCTCAGCCGGACGAGTGGCCTCCTAGCGCACGTGCCCCGAGCGCGCCTGGGAGGCTTTCGCTTTGGACGCGGTCAAGTTCGCAGATGGCTCCGAGACCCTGATCGAGGGGCTCGCCATCCCGTTCGGTGGGCCGATGGCCGGGAAGGACCTCGACGGCGAGGACTTCGGGCCTGACACCGACTTCGCTTTCGACTGGTTCCCCAACGGTCGCCCGACGATCTACCAACACGGCGTCGACGGCGCCATGAAGACGGTCGTCCAGGGGCGCCAGACCGAGCACGAGACCCGCGACGAGGGCGTGTGGGCCCTAGCGCAGCTCGACAGATCGGCGAAGTATCACGCGACGGTCGCCCGGCTGATCCACGAGGGGAAGATGTTCTTCTCCTCGGGCTCGATGCCCCACCTGGTCAGCGCGACCAAGGACGGCCACATCACCCGCTGGCCATGGGTCGAGCTGTCACTGACGCCCACACCCGCCAACCCATGGGCCACCGTCCACCCCGTCAAGGCCGTGGATGTCCTCGGCCACCTGTCCGAGGCCGGGATCGACACGCCGGCCCACCTGATCGTCGAGGCCCTCAAGGCGCTCGACGCCATCTCCTCCGACGACGACGTCCTGCCTGCCGGGGCGAAGTTCGCAGACCACGCCGACCGCCTGCTGGCCGACGTGGAGGAGTTTCGCGACCGAGTGACGGGCCTCGTGATGGTCCGCTCGAAGTCCGGTCGCGTCCTGTCCGCCCAGACGCGCGAGCGCCTGATGCGGCACCCCGCCTCTCTGCGTGAGCTCGCCGATGACCTCGACGGGCTGCTCACCGAGGCCGACGCCGAGAAGGTCGCGAAGGCGATCGACCCGGCCCTCCTCCACGACGTCGCGGCCACCATCCGGCGCGCCGCGCTCGTCACCAGCATCGAAGGAGATCTGGCGTGAGCCTCGCCACCGACTACCGCGAGAAGCGGGACGAGATCCGCGCGACGCGCGCAGCCCTCAGCGGCCTCTACAAGGAGGCCGACACCGTCACCGACGACGCCAAGAAGACCGAGAAGTACGACGCCATCAAGGCGGCGAACCTCGAGCTCGCCGACCTCGTCGACAAGTTCGAGCCCATCCAGGACGCATTCGTTGCCCAGCAGGACAACGAGGCAGCCCTCAAGGCCATGGGCGACAAGCGCCAGGTCGTCGACACCGACCCCGACGCCGAGCGCGTCAACCGGTCGCTGTCGCCCGCCGAGGCGGTCCTCGCGAAGGGTCACAAGTCCCTCGGCGAGATGCTCGTGGCCGACATGGAGGTCCGGGGCATCAAGTCCTACAGCGGCTTCCGCGGCGAGATCGGCGGCGAGCTGTCGCTGCGCGGCCTCAAGACGCTCATCACCTCGGCCGACATGACGCCGCTCGAGGACCGCCGCGCAGGCGTGATCCCGTCGGCCCAGGAGGAGCGGACGGTCTCGGACCTGATGCTCGACGGCACGACCACCGCCCAGAAGGTCACGTACTTCGTGGAGACCACCTTCACGAACAGCGCGGCCGAGACGGACGAGGCCGCGGCCAAGCCGGAGTCGGCGCTCGACTTCACCCTCCGCGAGGACAACGTCCGCAAGATCGCGACCTGGGTGCCGGTTACCGACGAGATGATGGAGGACGTCCCGACCTTCGAGTCGTACCTCCGCGGCCGCCTCGGCTTCATGGTCAAGCAGCGCGAGGAGCTCCAGCTCCTCCGCGGCGCCGGGACCGGGGTCACCATCCAGGGCGTCTACAACCGCACCGGCGTCCAGACGGTCACCGGCTACGGGATGTCGACGATCGACTCGATCCTCAAGGGCATCACGAACGTCCAGGCCAACGCGTTCGTCGAGCCGACGGCGCTGGTCATCCACCCCAACGACTGGTTCGAGGTCCGGACCTCGAAGGACACGACCGGCAACTACCTGCTCGGCCCGGCCACACAGAACGCGGATGACGCCCGGCCCTGGGGCCTGCGCGTCCGGGTGACGACGAACGCCCTCGAGAACACGGCGCTCGTCGGCGCGTTCAACCAGGCGCAGGTCTTCCGGCGCTCCGGGATCGTCATCAAGATCACGGACAGCCACGACGACTTCTTCGTCTACAACAAGCTGGCCGTCGTGGCCGAGGAGCGCCTGGCGCTCGCGGTCTACCGGCCGGCCGCGTTCTGCAAGGTCGAGGCGATCGTCCAGGGCTCCTAGCCCTCGACGGCACACGACCATGGCGATCCTGACCGTCGACGAGTTCCGCGAGCACGTCTCGACGTCGCTCGAGGATGACGCCGTCCAGCGGCTGCTCGATGCCGCCGAGGCGGAGATCGTTCGCTACGCCGGTGCGCCCGGCAGCGCGAGCGAGGTCTACACCGGTCAGGGTCGCTTCATCACCCTCGCCAGCCCGGCGGCGAGCATCGCGTCGGTCACCGAGTACCGCTCGGGGACCACGACGACGCTCGCCGCCGACGACTACTTCCTGTACCCGTCCGGGCTGGTCCTCGAGCGGATCACCGGCGGCACCCATCCCTGGCACTGCTGGCGCGGCCGCGCGGTCGTGACCTACGTGCCGGCCGACGATGCCGACATCCGGATCGGCGTCCAGCTCGACCTCGTCAACCTCGCGCTCAACTTCGAGCCCGGGAAGGGCATGGAGGTCATCGGCGCCTGGACCGAGCAGTTCGCCCAGGCCGCCTCGGCCAACCGGCAGCTGTTCGATGACATCCTGAGCCGGCTCGACGTCGGGCCGTCGCTGCTCGTCGTCCAGTGAGCTTCGCCGCCCGGCTCATCCACGAGCTCACGCACGTCGCGACGCCCGAGGGCCCGACCCGCGACGACTACGGACAGCCGGACGCCGGCACGCCGGTCACGACGGCCGTGAAGGGCCTCGTCCAGCCGAAGTCCGCGCGAGAGATCGCGGACAGCCGGAGCTCCGGTGCGGCGCTCGGCGACCACGTCGTGTTCCTCGAGCCGATGACGCTGTCCGAGGCCGACCACTTCCTCTACGGGACCGACCGCCTCGAGATCGTCGGGATCCGGCGGTACGAGTTCGGCCGCACGCCGCACCTCGAGGTCGACGCCAGGCGCATCACGCCGTCGCCGGTCGAGGAGGGCTCCTGATGGCGCTCACCGGCGGCAACAAGGGCGGCGGCCGCGCGATCGGCATGGGCGGCGCCCGTGGCGTCTCCGCAAAGGTGCGGCTCCGCAAGGCCGCCCTCGACGACGTGACGTTCATCGTGGCCGACGGGCTGTTCGAGGCCGGCAAGGTCATCGTCCAGCGGGCGGCCGCGCAGGCGCCCGACTCCCCGTACGACCCGTACCCGACGGGCGAGGGCCTGCCCAAGCAGGGCGGCGTGCTCGCCTACGTCGGCAACCAGAAGGTCGACGGCTGGTCGATCCGCGGTCCGCAGCCGGTCAAGCCCAAGTCGATCCGCGCGGCCGCGAAGGCGCACAGCGTCCTCGTCGCCATCGGGTTCGGCTTCCCGGGCCGGTTCGCCGAGGGTGGCACCGTCAAGCAGCCGGCCCAGCCGTTCCTCGCGCCGGCCCGCGACGCAGTCGGTCCCGGGGGCGTCGCGAACATCGTCGGCGAGGTGACGCGGCCGCGCCTCGCGAGCGCCCGATGACGGCCGGGATGCTCGCCGACCCGCAGCTCGACCCGATGGGTTCGCTCATCCGCGAGCTCACGGCCGACCCCGACGTCGCCGCGCTCGTCGGGGTCCGCGTCCGCGGTTTCCAGCCCGGGCCGGGTGACGCGAAAGGGCCCGGCGAGTACCAGGCCTTCATCGTCCTGACCGCGCTCAGCGTTCCGCCGCACCCACGGGTGCCGGTCACGTTCGCCGAGTACGGGATCCGGTGCTACGGCGCCACCCCGCAGGGCGCGTGGGCTGTCTGGGGAGCCGTCGTCAAGGCGCTCCACCAGGTCGGCCCGCGGACGAAGTCCAACGGGCTCCTGTTCTACCGGACGTTCGTGCTCACGGGCGGCCAGCAGGACCGGGATCCAGACACCGCTCAGCCCGTGGTGACGGGCTCCATCCGGCTCACCGCCTCGCTCCAGAGCGTGACGTAGAGCCCGGCGCCGGCACGCCGGCGACTGGGCGAAGGAGACGAACCGAACATGGCCAGCTATATCGGGTGCACGACGTGCGAGCACCCGTTCGGCGCCCACGCCAGGGGCGCCGGCGCCTGTCGGATCAACGGCTGCCCGTGCCTCGAGTACGGGGTCGGGCTCCCTTCGCGGGTCGAGCCTGCTGAGCTCGCGCCGCTGGTGCCGGACCGCCGCGTCGACCTGGTGGCGATCGCCGCCGCAGCGGCCACGGGGCTGATCGTCGGGCTCTTCATGGGCGTGCGGCTGTGATGACCGAGCCGCGCTACACGACGATCCACGGCCAGCGGGTCCTCGTCGTCCCGCGCCAGGCGGGCCTGCCCCAGAAGCTCGACAAGCTCCTCGAGGCGATGGACCACTTCGGCTTCGCCTACCGCGACGACTTCGTTCCTCGCGGAACGAGGCCAGCCTGCGAGCAGCTGAACGAGCACCGGTTCCGCACGTTCCGCGAGGGCCGCTGGTGGAACCCGGTGGCGTTCCGCGTCAGCGGCGATCACCCGCTCGCGTTCCGGATGATCGAGGCCGGCCTGCTGCTGCTCCGGCTCGAGATGTGCCAGGACTGCGGCGCCGTCTGCGTCCGGGACGTGTCCCCAGAGCCCGAGGCCGGTGCGACTCCGGTCCGCCTCAAGAACCTCCTCACCGGGGCCTGGCGCACCGCGCCGTCCGTCGGGCGGAGGAACGTCGTGATCGGCTGGTACTCCGGCAAGCGCCGGGCCGGCCGCGAGTACCGGTAGCGAGAAGGAGACCTCGTGCCCACGGGCAATGGCATCGTCAGCGACACCCCCGTCAGCCTCGTGATCGGCGCGGGCGTGTTCATCCGGGATCACGCCTACGTCGGCCCGACCGTTGACAACAACCTGTTCGCGGTCGAGCGGACCATGTTCGCCCCCGAGCTCAACGGCATCCTCTGGGACCTCCAGGGGACCGACTACATCAACCGCTCGGTCCCCCGGATCGAGGCCACCGTCCCGTCGATCAGCGCCGCGGTCATGGGCTCGACCCTGCCCGGCCTCTCGACGGACACCGCGACCCCCGGCATGACCGTGTTCACCGATTCGGGCAGCCGGCGCATCGCGGACGCCGACTACCACGACTACGAGCTGGACGTGGAGCGCCCCAACGGCGGCCAGATCCAGTTCGAGGTCGACAACGCGATCAACACGGGCGGCCTCGAGGGCGAGCTGCAGGACGACGGCCTGTTCGCTCCTCGCCTCGTGCTGACCGGTCGCGGCACCGCGTCGAGCCCCTCGACGGCGCCGTGGCGGATCCGCCTGCTCGACACCGCGTCCTGACGATGGACCACGTCCTCGTGGCCGCGCTGGCCCTCGCGCTCGGCCTCGTGCTGGGCTACGGGGCCGGCGCGGTCCGGGCGCTCCGTCTCGAGGCCCGCCGGCGGGCGGCCTTGGGCGCGTCCGCCGTCCTGGCCCGCGTGTGGGACGAGGGAGCGCCCGTCCAGACGCCTGCCGACCTGTGGGCCGGCAGGATCCGGATCGTCCTGGGCGGCATCGACTACGTCCTCCCCGTCGCTCCGAAGCGTGTCGCGGCCCAGTGGATCGCGACGCTCGACGAGCGGTTCGCCACCGTCGCCGCGCTCATGCAGGCGACGGAGGTGCCCGAGGCACTCCGGATCCTCGCCCACCACACCGACACGCTCCACGACATGCTCATCGACTACGCGGCCGCGGTGGGCGTCACCCTGCCCCCGCGCGACTCCGAGCTCGACTACGCGACCGCTCCCGAGGTGCTGCGCGCGACCGTGGGGGTGTGGGCTGCGCTCCACCCTTTAGCCGTCGCGCTCGCCCAGAGCGAGCCGAGCCCGACGAGTGGGCCCTCAGCGGCGTCTACGAGTTCTTCGCCCGCGAGTACGGCTGGGGCCGCGACTACGTCGACACCGTCCTCACCGACGCCCAGATCGTCGCCTACCTCGACGCCGCCGAAGAGCGGATCGAAACCCAGCACCGCTCGGAGTTCGAGGGCTGGGTCGAGGCGGTCCGGATCGGCTACATCTTCGCCCGCGACGGGAAGCAGCACGCCCGCTGGCGCTCGTCCACGCGCACCCGAGGCCGGCAGCGCGGCCTCACCGGCGCGGCGCTCGAGCAGGCCGTGATGCGCATCGCCGCCATGTTCCCGTCCAACGTCCAGATCGGAGGCACGCCATGACCGAGATCAGCACCCTGCGCCCGCGCGGCGACCGGGTCATCGTCCGCCCGGAGGATCCGCCGACCGAGACGGACTCCGGCATCGTCATCCCCGACACCGTGAGGCCGAAGTCCCAGGCGGCCGTCGTGGTCGCCGTCGGCCCCGGCCGGACCCTCGACGACGGCTCGATCTGGCCCGTGGCCGTCGAGCCCGGCGATCGCGTCGTCGTCGCGGCCTACGCCGGCACCGAGGTCGAGGACGTCCGGATCGTCCGCGAGTCCGATCTCCTGGCCGTCCTCGAGTAGGCAGGAGACGGGTCGGTGAACATCGGGGACCTCATCTTCGGCCTCTTCGCCGATGGGTCGAAGCTCGAGGCGAGCATCACCGACCAGGCGACGAGCGCCGCCGACAAGGCCGGGTCGAAGGCCGGCCTGACCCTCGGCCAGCGGCTCAGCGCCGGCGCGTCGAAGGGGATGACGGCGCTCGGCGCCGCCGGCGGGGCGATCTTCGCCGGCGCCGTCGAGGCGGGCGCGAAGTTCGAGGACCAGCTTCGGACGATCAACACGGTCGCGAAGCTCTCGGACGAGCAGCTCGCGGCGGTCGGCGACGACATCCAGCAGCTCTCGCGGGATAGCGGCAAGACGACCGACGATCTGACGGCGGGGTTCTACGACCTCGTCTCGGCGGGCGTGCCGGCGGACAAGGCCATGCAGGCGCTCGCCGCGTCCGCGACGCTGGCCACCGGCGCCCTGGGCACGACCGGCGAGGCCGTGGACCTCGTCACGTCGTCCCTCGGCGCGTACAAGCTCGACGCCGCCGATGCTGGCCACGTCACGGACGTCTGGGCCCAGGCGGTCGCCGACGGGAAGACGACGGTCTCGGATCTCGCCGGGGGCATCTCGCAGGTCGCGCCGATCGCCGCGGCGGCCGGGATCTCGCTCCAGGAGATCGCCGCCCAGACGGCGATCATGACGATCAACGGCGACTCGGCGTCGCAGGCGATGACCCGGATCCGGAACGCGATCGCAGCGCTCCTGACGCCGAACGCCACCCTCGCGGACATCTCGAAGCGGACCGGGATCAACTTCGCCGAGCTCGCGAAGCAGAAGGGCCTCGCGGTCGCGCTCGACGAGCTGCGCAAGGCGACGAAGGGCAACAACGAGGAGTTCGCGAAGGCGCTCGGATCGTCCGAGGCGCTGACCCTCGCCTACTCGATCACGGGCGACCAGGCCGGCGCGATGGCGACGGAGCTCGACAAGACCACGAAGGCATGGAACGAGGGCGGGGTCGCCCAGGGCCAGGCGAACGAGAAGATGAAGTCCGGCGTGGAGCAGGCGAAGCGCTTCACAGCCATCCTCAACACGCTCGCCCAGGACTTCGGTGGCGCCTTCTCGGCTGCCGGCCCGTTCCTGCTCACGCTGAACCAGATGGGCCCGGCCTTCCGGGGCCTGATCTCGCCGGCGAAGGTCGTCGGCGGGCTGATCGGCGGGCTCTTCGGGCGCCTCGCGAAGCCGCTTGCCGGCGTGATCGGCGACGCGTTCCGCTCCGCGGAGATCGGGACGCGCCTGGAGTCCGCGGGCCTGTGGGCCCAGACGAAGTGGATCCAGGCGATGACCAAGAAGGACGCGCTGGGGTTCGCCATCGGCGACGCGATCGACGCCGTCAAGGGCAACCCGCGCGT